CTGAATCTTTTTTAGGTTTACAATTTGTCTTTAAAAAATCTTCCTCACTTGTTGAGAATATTGACCCCATAAAAACTGCGTGAGGTTTGATATCAATACCAAAGTCACGAAGGTCAAAATCTGATCTTGTTATTCCAACATTACATAATTCCGTTTCACCCCAAAATGAGGTCACATCAATATCTGTTTTAATATTAACTAATTGTGGAAGAGATCCTAAATCAGTCGATGATTTAAATTGGTCTCCGTTAAATTGTTCGGGACCCGCCAAACCTGCTCTGATAAAATCCGCAGGACGTAAAGAGAAACAACCTATGTTTGATAGGTCTAAATCTAATACTAACGTTTGAATACCCAATGGTGCTCCAATTATCATAAAGTCACCACTTTCGTTTGTTTTTACTGTAAACTTATAATACTTTTCGTATACCTCTAAAACTTCACTTCTAGTTAAAACATCCTCCCTATCAGGAAATGTTCCTGTTGGTGTGTGTCCACCATATTCTTGTCTGTACGGTAAAAGATTATATCTATAACCGTCTTCATTTTTTTGGTCAACAGCTTTATACGGATATAATGTAGAAATTACAGGATCGCTCTCATCGATTGAGTCCAAAGGAACAAATATTGATACGTTCGCATTTGGTACCCCATAACCACCGTTAACGATAACTCTACCCGCAACCACACCATAGTCAGCACAGAATCTCGTATAAACATCTTCTTGTCTTAATTTTAAGGATAAAATTTCCAAAAAATCAAAATCTTGATTGACGTTTATTCTTATGTTTTTGTCTACACCCGGTTGGGTTCTTATACGATAACTCTTGGTCATTGATCTTTTAAAAATAAATAGTTATGTTCCTCATTTTAAAAAATAAGTCATAACATTATAAAATAAAGAATCTTATGAGAAGTCGACCGTTGAAAGGTTTTTCACACGGACTTTAATGTCTTTATTTACGTATCTAACTTGGTAGATTTGAGTTGGTTCAGCGTAGATAGTGTCGTCAATTAATTGGATCTGTCTTGTCATTTTATCAACATATCTTTGCGAAGTTTCAGATGTTGAATATTGTCCACCAACTTTATTATAAATTTTAAGATCTGATAGTGTAGATACACCAGCAGTGTTTTGAATTAATCTTCTTACGTCAGATACATTAACATTTTGACCTAACTCTCTATTTTCAGGAGCCATATAGTTTGAAACACTATTAATAATTTCAGTAATAACTTGTCCTTGATTTCTATCAGATTCTAATACCACATAAATTTCATATTCCAAATCAATTACTTTTGCAACATCAATAGAAATGTAGTCATTAATCATTCTATATTTTGAAAGGTATGTTGCTAAATTACTTTTTAAGTTATTTGAAACCGTCTGTGTTAATTTACCGGTATCGTCGTAAGATAGAATTTGAATTGTAATTTTGTTGTTGTTTTCTGTGATCGCAACTTTCGCAGGTGCACCAAACTTACCTGGCATGGTATCAATTAAAGATTTGTAATCATTAATAGTTACAGCCCTTTTTTGTGCCGAAAAGTTAAACGTAACCATATTTCTAACTTCTTCAGTGGATGGTGGATTAGCCCCACCAATAGCGGCAGTAACGTTTGTAATACTTAATGATTGTCTAACACTTGTATTAATACTATCTGATGGTCCTGATATCGCAAAATCTACAATACCCACTTGGTTAATTACACCAACACCAACATTAGACCCTAAACCACCACCGATCCTATATTGAACGAATACTGTTGTGTTTGGTTGTACGGTCAACCCTAAACCAATATTATTTTGGTAGTTAGCCAAATCTAATTTAATTCCGTTTTTAGCGAAATCATTTAATTGTTGTTGGGGTGTTGTCGTTCCTCCACCAAATTGTACCTTTAAAAATCCTTCAGGAGTATATTCACTAATGAATCTATTTTCAGTTTTAATATATCTTCCAACTTTAACTCCAGCATTGTCTGTAGGTTTTGTTTGGTCTTCAATGAATACTGTGTCTTCTGCCAACGCATCAACTTCGTACCAACGACTTGTCGAATTAATAAAGTCGGAATAGGTTGGGACATTGGGGTAACTTGTACCCTCTTTTTGAATGATGGAAGTAATACCCAAAACATTCCTTTCAGGTAAAAAGAAATTAAAGAATGGTACAACATCAGATGAGTTAATAACTCTTTTGAAAACCTTCGTAGTCCCATTAACCACAACCTCTCTTTTTGTTATCACATAATTAATGATCTTATTATTTGCATCAAAGGTTGGTATTTTTGTTCTATTAACATAACCCTCCTGGTTATATTGTGTACTAAAATCGATATCATAAACTGTTTCAAATACTGTTCCACCTCCATTAAATTGTGACCCTGCTCTTAAAATACCTAAATAACGGTAGTCTTCACTATCCCCAAGTGGTGGTACCACAATGGAAACGTCAACAACAGCAACAGATGGTCTATATCCTGGAATTTTTAATCCGTACGTTCTTGCTATATTATAGATAGATGATCTTTGTTGTGCATATTGAAGTACGGTTTCTTGTACACTCCTATCTATTTGATAATTTAAATTATCTGCTACGGCAGCATTCAAATCCATTAACACTGAAAATATCGAAGCGTCGTTAAAGTTCTGTACTAATTCAGGATAATACTGTTTAGTATAGTTTATTAACTCCTGTCTTATACCTTCAAAGTCCCTTTCAGTATAATTTATTTTCTTATTAGCCATAATTAAATGTTAATTATTATAAATTCTCTACTACCAAATGCCTTGTTTTCGTCTGTGTAGTCTATTTTTAATTTTGCAGTATACTCGGCAGTGTTAGCTCCCGGTATTCTATATATACTTGCTTGACCTAAAAGTTCATAGTCAAGTTGTCCAACAACATCACCACTTTCAGTGTATGGTTCTATTGTGATACTATTAATAGTTAAGTTTGGTATGTATTTAGCAACCTGTTCTTCAATCTCTACTCTAATACTTTCAAAAGTTTCACCATCCAATGGTTCAAATATAAATTCATATATTCTCGTACCAAAATCGGGTAAATAATATCTACTACCCCTTCTGGTTAATATAAGGTGTAATAAACTAGCTCTAATTTCCTCATCGGCAGTTTGAGTTAATTTAACATAATCACCTTCAACACTCTGTAAAAAAGGGAAATTTATTCCGTACGTTATTCCATTAGACATATAGTATAAATATAGTGTCGTGATATTTTCAATAAATAGTTATAAAATAAAAAATCCCGACATAGTGTCGGGATTAGTGTCGTGATTAAGATGAACATCCAAAACAATCAAAGTCACTGTTGTCAGGTTTTGGTGGTAAGTTCATTGTCGAGTAATCAACTTGTGGTACCTCAACCTTTTTAGGTTTTTCTCTTTTACTCATGTCAAGTGCCAAATGTTTTGCTCCCGTTGAGATAGCTTTGGTTCTTACATAATAGCAAAGAGTCTTTAAACCTTTTTCCCAAGAGTGGAAGTGTGATGATGTAATTTTAGATAATGTCGGATTAGACATATAAATATTCATCGATTGTGATTGGTCAATGAATGGTGCTCTGTCTGCCGCCATATCAATAAGTTCTCTTTGAGATATTTCCCAAATTGTTTTGTATTTTGGAATTAAATGTTCAATTCTTTTAACTTTCTTGTTGTAATTTTTATCTTCTTGGTCAAGATAATTGTTAAAGTTAATATTTTGAATTGACCCTTCATTCATAATGATTTCGTTTTTCAAATCTTCAGACCAAATACCAATTTTCTCAAAATCACTAATTAAGTATTTGTTGACAATTAAGATTTCACCCCCAACTACACGACGATTAAATAATGCCGAGTGAGCCGGTTCTGTCATTTCAAATGAACCTGTAATTTTTGCTGAAGACGCAACTGGCATCTGAGCCGTGAATAACGAGTCACAAACCCCGTGATTGGATACTTCTAACTTAAGTGAGTCCCAATCCCACATTCTACCTAATCCTTCGTAATCTAATCCCCACATATCAAATTGGAATATACCTTTTGACATTGGTGAACCTTTGAAGAATTCGTATGGTTTGTATTCACCTGATTTACATAACTCCATACTCTCGGTGATTGCCGCAAAGTAGATAGTTTCAAAGATTTCTTTGTTTAACTTTCTTGCCTCTTC